GTAATTCCCATACAGATATTGTGATGAAGATCTAGAATAGTCTTCAGTTATTGAACAGTTATAGTCTTTAGCATACTATATCACTATTGTGTAATGATATAGTCTTGTTGATACTATCGCTGTTTGGTAAGAGTGATACTATTTTATTTTGAAATTGCAGTATTTGTATGTGTTATAGATATTTTCAATGACGATGGAAAGACATTAATGGTGTAAGGACACCACAATTCACAATTTCATTTTGTATTTTAAAATTTAGGTTTGATCTATAAAATTTTATAATTTTAGAATTTCCGTTTTGGCATATGAGATGAGAACATATTGTCATTTTAATTTATAACTATTCAATGAGCCGTTAGCCAGTCCAGACAAGCGTAGTAATTGAATATGTTGAAGTTTCCTGTGCGTTTATTTAGATGGAGCGCTATGCGAAGTCTCTAATTTTAATGGACGTGCATTGTATTTGTGGGAACAGTTTTATATAATTTATTATGATTATTGTGTTGTTGCTTATTATAATTACAACTGATAAGGGTTTAAACTGTAAAGTTAACGCCCTTTAGCGTGCGGTTAGAAAGTTTATTTCGAACTATTAGCTAATAGGCTCTGTAATCTTCCTTAATAAGTGCGATATAGTATGAGTTTTATAAGAGTATATTATCAAAGTACCTATTGCCAATGTATATTCTGACAAATCAACTAATGAAATAATTTGCGGCGGTTCCCTTACCGACTTGTAGACAATAAGCCTTAATGAGGGCATTAGTTGGAGATGGGTAAATGTGCATATCAGTGAACAGGATATGAACCCCCACTATGTAGTGACTTTATCTTTTAAACAATATCAGTATAATATTTTAGCATGCTTTAATTAGTTATTCTACATGCTTCTCTTCAAAATTGCACTGGGCAAGAATTTATTAAACGTAAACTTCTTGCTTTCGCCCTGTTCGAATAAATAATTATCCCTTTAATTTCACTTTAAATTTTTATATATTATTAAATATTATAATGGCTTTTGTATATGAAAGTAACAATTTAGAAATAGTTAAGGATACATGTATTAAAGTTAGATGTATTAGTTTTTGTGATGAGTTTGGCACGGTTGTAGTTTATACAACAGTGAATAATGGATTTGTATCACGTAATTATTATAGATATAAGCCAATTTATGAATATAGTATATGGACTAAATCTTATGAATTCGTAACTAATAAATTAGAAAAATTAACTAATTATTCGCTGACCAATATATATAACGTTTTGCAAAAGCAGGACGATATAGTTGAAATAGAAGATAGTTTAATTGACTATTGTGATGATTGTAGAACATTTAATCATCAGTTATATGAGTCATCTTGTTGTTGCTTATATAAGAGTATTATAAAGAAAGTTAAAATAGATAAAATGGCTATTCATGATTATAAACAATTAGTAGAACGGCATGAAAATAATATAAGAGAAGATCGTAAGCGGTCTGTTATGCTATTATTTAAATTAAAGTATATTATTAATGAACTTAGAAATATACGATTAGGAAGTAAGGAATTAGGTGAATGTATTGAGATGAGTAGAATTGATACAGCTGTGGATGCTTTATCAACTATTACTGCATGTGCTGAAATGGATAGTGAAAGTAGTTTACAGACAGATAATGAATTGCATGTGGATAAGCAACAAACGACTATACTAACGACTAATTCTGAATTGAATGAAGGAACTGCTAGCTGTAAAGAGTCAACAGATATGTTACAGTTAGCATCATGCGGTGATGGAGTTAAACAATTTAAGTATATAACAGATAGGTGGGTTCCAATATATAATTTTGATTGGAAGGATTCACATACACCTGTTAGTAATTTAATGGCAGTTAATTTTATGTCATTATTAACTAAGAAAGGTCAAGCTAACACACCATTATATAATTTGATGTCAATGTTTACGTATTTAAAATGCGATTTAGAGTTTAGAATTCATGTGAATTCTACGAAGTTTCATATAGGTCAGTTGTTGTTTGGTTTTTATTATAGTGCAGCAATGGATAGTAAGGCTGAAACTCGTTATATACCAGCGGGAATAATTCAATTACCTCATGTTAAAGTTAATGCAAATACAGCTAATGATGCGATACTTCGAGTACCTTTTAAATATTATAAATCAATGGTTTGCCTTAAATCAAAGCCAACTACAGAAGTTGAAAATTATGGAACGTTGGTGTGTAGAGTGTTGAGTAAATTAAATATGGTTTCTGGATCTTCGAACACCGTTAAAGTGAATTTGTATGTGCGTCTTGTAAACGCAGAATTTTCAGGATTAAATGTGCGGTCTTTCCAAGCTGCTGAAGCAGAAATGATGAGTATAAAAAAAGCTATAAATTTAACTAGTGATACGCTTGATTTTATAATGCCTGATGATAGAAGAGATGCTCCACCTAATGACACCGTTCATGTGAGGAATATTCCACATATTGCAAGTAATTGGAATGCTGGATCAAAAAGTATAGTTGATGCTATACCTATGAGAATGAATGAGATTGCACAGACTCCACATCCTCCAGGCACTACTAATCAAGATGATGTTTTAGATATATTAGACATTTGTAAAAAACCAGGGCTTTACCATCAAGTTGAGTGGACAAATAACCACGGATATGACAGTTTAATATTTTCTGATAATGTTAGTCCAATGAGCGAACATACGACTTCAGGATCAGAAGATTTGTTGTTTGTGTCGTCAGAAGCTATTGGTTCTATTACTAAAAAGTATAAAATAATGCCACCTATATATAATGTAATGTCGTGTTTTTCATATTGGAGGGGATCTTTAATTTATGATTTTGAAGTTATTTGTTCAGATTTTCATACTGGATCGTTTTTGTGTGCCTTTATTCCAGGATTGACAAAGAAAGAAACAACAAATTTTAATATAGATTTAATGAAATCGTGTTATTGTGCAACTTTTGATATAAGGGAAAAGAAGAATTTTTCTTTTGTTGTTCCATATATTGCAGATAAACCATGGTGGCCACGATCATTTTATTTTAATGATAAATATAATCTTACTTATAGGGAGCCATTGGGCACTTTAATAGTTAGAGTAATTAATCCAATGGTTATATCTAACACCGTTCCTAATCATGTTGATGTAAATATATATATAAGGGCAGGGGATGATTTTGAGTGTTCTGTATTATCGCAACCTGTATTATCTTTAAATTATGATTTAGCTTATTCAGTGCAAGATCTGGTGTTTATTAAAGATGGATATTATCCTGATATGTGGTGCGACACGTGGCATTATTTGCCATCTAATAAATTTTGTTTGAGATATGGTGAAGGATCAGACCATATTACACAATTTACTGATAACATGGAAGCTACAACAGTGTACAAATGTATGTATTCTGCGGGTAAAATTTATTGTGTGATAGATAAGAAAGTAGTTCCTATCACTCATATAGTGTGTTTAATAGTGAATGGTGATAAAAATAAATATAGATATGCTACAGGATTTGTTGATTATAAAACAGCTGCAAAATTTGCTACATCAAATTCAAATTGGAGTAATTCTGATACAAAGTTGATGACAACATTTTCTGATGCTTATCAAAGTACTGAACCATTGGGGAATATATACTTTCAGGCTGTGACTGCTGTAGATTTTGAGTTTGTGGAAGCTGAGATGGATACTGAAAAATTAGATACATCTACTAGTTCATTATTATCAACTGGATTTGGTAAGTTGACGTTTGGTGAGTCATTTTCCAGCATTAAAGATATGCTAAGACGGTATAATTGGGAAGCCGATCTTATCGTACCCATAGTGGAAGATCAGAAATCTACAGACTATAAGAATTTAGCTAGTTTGCAAATACCGATTTCATTGTCAGGTTTATCGTTTGATGGTAATGATACAAATAGGGTATTGTTAAGACACAACACATTAACATATTTATTGAGTTGTTTTAGGTTTGGACGAGGGGGAATACGTTATCGTTTAGTTTTTCCAATTATGCCTATTACAGTACATATCCAACATGTTGTTTGGCCTACTGTGAGAGCAAGAACTGTAACATATGCTCCTATTCCTACTAAGAGTTATGAAGATTATATAAAATCTGGTTACACATTGTGTGTACAGAATTTAAGTGTTAATAATATTGTGTCAATTGAAATACCATATTATAGTCCAGGATCATTTATCGTTAATGGTGTGCCAAACATTAAAATACCCTCAGATATTATGCACCATACTTTAGGACAGTTATTAATATCAGTAGATTCAAATAAAGCGTTGCGAAAGAGTATCATAACTACAACTGGTAATTCGAAAGGTATTCCAATAAAAGTTTATAAAGCTGTAGCTGATGATTTTAGTCCATCATGTTATGTAGGATTTCCACCATGCATTCAAAATATTGAATATGCAAAAGCAGAGATGGATGATGAAGTTCAACCAGAAATGATGGGAATGGCTAGATGGATGGTTGGTGCTGCTGTTGATCCTGTTTCAACAGGTGGCGATTTGCTTAAAGGTATTGTAAAAGAAGCATCAGAGGATATAAAGGATACTGTTAAACAAGTAGTATCTGAGATTAAAGAAGATGTGTTTCCATCTTCTGCATGGTCGAATTTAACAAGTATATTCCCAGAAGTGTCTAGAACTACGTTAGTTTCTGCAATTGTTACAATCTTAAATTGTGCAATAAATCCGAATGTTAGAACTTTTGTTTTAAATATAGTATCATTTTTTGTTCAAGTTGGAATATTAGCTGCAGAATGTGTGACTGCAATTACATCAGTATTTGTCCAATTTATTAATAACATGATATTTAAAAGTAATAATATAAAAAAAAATGAGGACACTGCGTTCAGTAAAACAATGAAAAAATATAAACAAGAACCTTATAAAATACAAACGGAATCAAGTACGAATCAACAGTCTCAAGTACTTGTTCCTAATAAACCAATAAGGACGTTGCAAATGGGTGATAGAACTTTTAGGTATTTGCAATTTTTGTATCAAAAGGAATGTGAGCGTATGGAAAAACAGGAGTCTGATGGTGAAATTCAACCTGAAGGTCCAGATTGTGATTATGGCTCATTGGTTAGTGTTTGTGTGTCAGGAGTGTTAACTGCATTTTCAATGAAAAATAATTTATTAAATTCTTCTAGATTACCAAATTTTTCTAATATTTTATTAAGAGACATTAAAGATTTTTCTATGACGGCTAATCATATGATAGCATTTTTTAGGAATACATCTGATATGTTTGTTAATGTATTTAAATGGGTAATGAGTTATGGATCAGAAAAGGATTTAATTTACTCCAATGTAGTTAATAATACTGATGTAATATATAAATGGATTGATGAGTGTCACTGGTGTTTAGACGAAGTTAATGCTGATGCTATAAGATGTGACGCAAGATCAATATTAAGAGTTTATTATTGTGCTTACTTTGGAGAACAATTGAGGAAAATGTATTTTAAAGCTGATTTGAGAGTTCAAAACAGGATGCGGCAGTTGGAATCTTTGATAAAAAAAATTATATTAAAGCGTGATGTTTTAACTAATAGCAGACTAGCACCTGAAGTAAGAGCCGAACCATTTGTTATTTGCTTAGATGGCGATTCCAATGTAGGTAAGTCACATATATCTGATAAATTGTTGTATGATTTGGCAAAGTCAGAAAAGTGGGTTGTTTCTGGAAATCCTGTATTTACAGTTACTCCGGGTCAACCATTTATGAATGGATATAGATGTCCAAAGGCAGTAAAATTTGATGATTTTTATCAAGTTAGGTCCGAGCCATTTTCTTTGCAAGAGATAGCACAGTTCTTCTGTTTTAAATCATCAGCAAAGTATAATATACCTATGGCAGAATTGAGTCAGAAAGAAATTTGTGCAAATCCTAATTTATTACTATTATGCACAAATAATCCTTTCCCCACTATTAATGGAATATCCTCTCAGGAAGCGTTTTATAGGAGGAGAGATATGATGGTTAAAATGAGAAGAAAGAGTAAATATTCTGGCGTCAGTATTTTGTCAATTCCTGAGGATATTCGTAGCAATTATCAACATGTCGAATTTTATATTAGAACAACAGTGATGTCTGACGAATTGATTGATGAGTCAAAATGGGTTGATTATGATGAATTTTATAAACAATTTTTAGAGCGTTATAGATCATTTGATAAGAATGAACAAGCAAATTATTTGAAGAGAATGGAGAGACTTATGGAAATTCAATCAGAGTCTGATGTATATGATTTAAATGCAATAAGAATAGAGTTTGATAAGATTGTTGAATTATCGACTGCGTTTGATCCTGACACTAATAAAATTGTAGAAGATAAAATGCATGAAGCCATAAAACGGTCTCTTATGAAGCATGATCAATTGAATGATGAATTATATTGTCGTTCAGAATCAAATTTAATGAGTGATATAGTCGAGTCATTGAATTTAGTGGGAGAAATGGATGATGAGTTTAAAGATAAATGTTATCATAGTATTATGCAAGATAAAATGGTTAAATATCCTAGACGCTTTATATACAAAACCTATGCTAATATATCTGAAGATTATGGTGAGCGAAATGTATTGAAGCAGTCGACAAGTTTATTGTCTAATATTAATTTTGAAGATACATTTAAACAAGGTGCTTTTGTAGATATTGCTGATGATTCATTATATCCAGTTGGTTCGTGTATTATGGGCTCCGAGAGTTGTGGTCACATAATAAATTTTAAACAATTTGTACATTGGTTTGAAAGCCAGGATGCTATTGATAGAATTGATATTGTGGAGAATATCACAAAAGAGGATGTTCTACCAATGTTTATGCCAGAAAATTTTATGACTAATATGAATACATACTTAGATGAGCGATTACATTTTGCTGTTGGTGTTAGGGAAGAAGTTACAAGAATTAGAGCAAAGTTTGACACTATGAGTTGGTTAAGTGAAAAGATTAAGTCAGTATTTAAAATTATTAAATCCATAGCTATTGGTTTAGCAGGAATAATGTCTTTGTTTTTTCTATTTAGGTACATTAATAAGCCTAACATATTGCCCAGTTCTATTAGCTCAAGTGTTGTTTCTGCTACCGGAGGGAGTGAGTCTAGTATCCCCGTTAGGGATATTGTTCATCCTGAAATGTCTTACTCACAATATAATTCAAGAGCTGTCCCATCAGCTGCTGCTGCAGTAAAGCTTATACGTGGTGAGATGGCAGACGAAGTTATGAGTAATGTTCAGAAAAAGATACGACGAAATACCGTAATATTTAGATGCACTAGATCTAAAGGTTCAGTTGATCTACGAGCAATTGGATTGACAGGAAGAAAGTGCTTGTTAGTAGATCATATGTTTGAGCATCTCATGAAAGTATATGATGAACGAGGTACAGTTGCAATGATTATTGATGGCATCACGTATTCGTTACCTAAGTCTGGCATAAAAGCTAGTCAGATAGAAGATAGTGTATTTGTAATGATAGAAATTCAAATGAGTATACCTCACTTTTGTAATATTATAAAACTGATGCAGAACCAAAAATCTTCGGCAATGCATTCACCCACAGGATATTTGATGGAACCAATAATATCAGAAAAAAAAATTGTTGAATTGAATATACATTATCAGGATTATATAACAACTGTGAATAATATCATTATAAATGCACCTGAGGGGATGGATTTGCAAGATTCTTTTTCTAGTAAGTGTTATTCGTATTACACTAGTGGGAAGGGTAAGTGTATGAGTGTATTAGTAGCTGATATAAATCAACCCAATCCTATTATAGGATTTCATGTTGCAGGAAGAACAAATGGAGGAAAAGGCTATGCAGAGTGTGTCGTAGCAGAAACATTCATTCCATTATTAGACAAACATATAACAGATGTGGTAGTAGCAGAGATGGCACCTATTGAGTATGCATCAATTAAAACTGATAGCAATTTGATTAGGATAGGAGCTATACCAAAACCATTCGTGCAGAGAATGCCTGAAAAATGTAAAAATATTCATTCTATGGTTTATAATAAAATATATGAGTCAACATATGACTTTCCAGTAATTTCCCCAAAAGATAAGAGAATTCAAGATCAGCCATTTTCGCCTCTTGTTAAAGGAATAGAAAATCAAAGTAAGCCACCTATATCGTTTCATAAAGATTTAATAAAAAGTGCAAAATTTAGTTTGAGGAATAAAATAATTCAGAATGTACGACCTATATTATCAAAGGAGTTACTAACGGATGAAGATGTAGTTTGTGGAATTGATAATATGAGAGAGTTGTTTCCGCATTTAGATTTTACGACGAGTGAAGGATTTCCTTATTCTAAATATCGACCAGTAGGATGTACAAATAAGAAATGGTTATTTGACTTGACTGAGGTTAATGAGGGCTATAAACTTATTAAAATAAATGATATGGTCCAAGAAATAAGAGAAGTAAAATATCAGCAGAGAAGGAAAGGGATTGTCCCATTTACGCTGTTTGTAGATAGTTTAAAGGATTTGAAGATGCCAGTAGAGAAGTGTTGCATACCAGGGAAGACTAGAATATTTTCAGCAAGTCCTATTGATTTTACTTTGGATGTAAGAAAGTATTTTGGTAATTTTGTTGCATCATATACACATGCACGATTGGATGCTGAGCATGCTGTAGGGATTAATGTAAATAGTATCCAGTGGCATGAGTTAGCTTTGCATTTGTTAAATAATGATGAGAGTATTGTAACAGGTGATTATAAAAATTTTGGCCCAACGTTGATGAGTTCGTGTGTAGAGGCAGCGTTTGATATAATAGTAGATTGGTATGATTATAATTATTTGTATTGGGATTTGGATATGCCAAGTGTGGAGAACTCTACTATTAGGAAAGTGATGGGATATGAAATGACCTATGCAAACCACTTGGCAAGAGATTTGGTATATCAAGTTATTACAGGATCCCCATCAGGGAGTCCATTAACTGTTATAATAAATAATTTGGTGAATGGCTTGTATATGCGTTGTATCTATCTGATTTGTACTCAAGGAACTAGTTTTTATGGATTAGATAAGTTTGATAAATATGTTAGAGTTGTTTTTTACGGTGATGATCTGATAATGAGTGTAAATAAGGATTTGTTGGAATTTTATAATGGACAAACTATACAAAAAGCATTTGAGTGCTATAATATAGTGTTTACGGATTCAGTAAAAACTGGTGAGATCAAATTGTGTAGTAAAATTACAGATAAGGAAACGACATTTTTGAAACGAAGATTTATATTACATCCTGTTAGGAAAATGACATATTTTGCATTAGGAGATGAGCGATCAATTCAAGAAATAGCAAACTGGATTTTTGAAACCAAAAACCCAGTGTTAGCAACTGAGCAAGCTATGGAACAAATGTTGGAGTCAGCGTATAGTTTGGGGGAAGAAAAGTATAATGAGATGTGTGAAAAAATTCAGCGATTGATTAGTGAATATAATATACACCATCGTACATATTTTCGAGTCAGAATGTGTGATTGGGCAGACATTGATAATCGATGTTATGCTATTAATTAAAATAATAAAACCGCATGATAAACTTTGTTATTGGAGCGGGCCAATAACTATATATATATATTATAATTTTGGTAATTTTAATAAACTAATTTGTTAAGTTTTGGGATTTAGGGATTTATCTTTTAGGTATTATTCTTTTATGTGTAATCATGTTATAATAATAAAGTGCTAGTAGAGTGTTTGTCTATTTGGGTTCAAAACTAGCAGCCGAAAGGTATAGAAATAGACATGTTAAGGTAGTAAATAATTGAATGAGTGAACCTCATTGCGCCTTCAGCATC